AATAATTATTAAGGATAAACGATATTTGATAAACGATATTAGTAGCACACTAAACAACGGCGAAGTTAAAATGAACTTAATTCGTGAATTGGTAACTATTGCTCCCGATTGCGAATGTATAAAAGTTACCTACACCTTAGTTGGTGAAGAGCCTGTAACGGTGGAGGTGGAGAGTAGTGGAACAAATGAGGGTAGACCATTTTATTTTATACCTATTGACCCTGAAAATCCAGATAGTTATTCTCTTTATTGGTATTCTGTTGATTCTAAATGGGGTCTTATAAATGTAGATTTTCAAGCCACCCTTTCAGAGGACACCGAATGCCCTTTCGGTACTTACACAATCGAAGAAGGTAGCATCTTTGAATCATTTATCGTAGAACCTTGTTATTAAGATTATGAGAATACACACTATAATTCAGCTACTAAAAGTTAGCGACCATTTCGGACAATCAAAGGCGATTGACGTGGCAAAAGGTTTGAACGAATATACAAGTTCAACAAAGAAAATATTGAAACAAGAATTAAGAAAACACCATGGAAAAAAAGGTTATTGAAATAGAAGTTAAGGACAATTCTAAAACGCTAAAACAACAATACAAAGAGGCAGTTCAAGAAGTTCAAAAACTTGCTCAAGCATTTGGCGAAACATCAGTTGAAGTGCAAAACGCCGCTAAACGTGCTGCCGAACTTAAAGACCAAATCGAAGACGTAAACGATGCTATCCAAGCGCAAAAAGGCGAGGGTGCATTTATTGCTTTGGGGAAATCTTTATCTTCGGTTGCAAGTGGATTTAGTGCCGTTGAAGGTGCTATGGGTTTAGTAGGTGCAGAAAGTGAAGACGTACAGAAAGCAATGTTGCGTGTTCAAAGTGCAATGGCTTTGGCGCAAGGATTAGAGGGTTTAGAAGATGCAGGAAGAGCGTTTAAACAGTTGGGGGCGGTTGTAAAATCAACAACGGTTTATACCACGCTTTACAACTTTGTAATGGGCGTTTCCAACAAAGAAACAGCGACAAACGTAGCATTAACGGAAGCGGATACAACAGCGAAAGTTGGTTTAACGGGTGCAACGGGTGGACTTTCAGTAGTAACTGGAACAGCAACAACAGCTATGAAGTTGTTTAGAATGGCTTTAATTGCAACGGGAATCGGTGCAATAGTTGTTCTAGTTGGTTTGTTAATTGCAAACTTTGACAAAGTAACTAAGGTAGTTACAACGTTAAGCGGTTACGTTGTGAAAGCTTATGATTATTTCGATAATTTAGGAACTGCGATTAAAGTTTTAATTGGAATATTTTTTCCATTTATCGGAGTTGTTTACGGTGCAATCAAAGCGCTTGAATACTTCAATATAATCGACACGAAAAACGAGCGTGACCAAAACGAACGGCATATTGCTAATATGAAACGTGTTGATAAATCCCTTGCTAAACAAGAACAAGCAAAGAAAGCACGTAAAAAAGCATACGATGAAGAAACGGGAAATATTGACCGCCAAATTAAGTTATTAGAAGCGCAAGGGAAATCAACGGAGGCACTTGAAAAGTTACAGCTTAAACGTTCGTTAACAAATCAACGTGAACTAATAAAAGAGGCACGTTTGAACTTACAAATTTTAAGAGCAACAAATATTGGCGGTGTTAACGATGAAATGATTGAGGAAACGAAAACCGCAATTGCTGAAATGAAACAAGCAATTTTAAATACTGAAACGGATATACAAATTGCAAGGATTGAAAGTGCTAAGGTAACTAAAGATGAAGTTGAAAAGAATAAAGACTTAGCAAAAACACTTGAGGATTTAACTGAAAAAAATAAGCAATACGGATTAAGCGAAAAAGAATTATTGCTATTAAGTAAATTAAAAACAGATGCTTTAATTCAAGAACAATTCCTTAAATCAACTGATAAAGATAAAGAGAAACAAAGAACAGATGCTTTACTTGCAAATGAAACAGATTATAATAATCAACTAAACGCAATTAGAAAAAAAGAAGCTTTAGATTATGAAACTTTAAAAACAACAAGTGCGAAAGACGGAATTGCTCAATTAGTAACTACACGAACAGCTGAATTACAAATTGAAAAAGACACAGCAGATAAGAAAAGAAAATTAGATGAAGATGAAATCGCACGTAAAAAGCGACTTAGAAACACGCAAGTACAATTAGCAGCAGACGCTTTTGGCGCAATAGGTCAATTAATAGAATCGTTTAACGCTAAAGATGAAGCGAGCGCACGTAGACAGTTTAAAATATCAAAGGCGTTTAATTTAGCAGCTGCTTTAACGAATACTTATTTAGCTGTAACGGGTGCATTAACAGCAGGTGGGAATCCGATTAAATTAGCAACGGGTCAACAATTTGTTGAAGCAGGAATTGCAGGAACCGTTGGTTTGGCAAACGTTGTTAAAATTGCAAGCACCCAATTTGGCGGTGGTGGCGGTGGCGGTGGTGTTGACGTTCCAAACCCTTCAAGTATTATCGCACCAAATTTGAACGTTGTCGGAAATACTGGAATAAACCAATTGGCAACCTTACAACAACAGCCCGTTAAAGCATACGTGGTAAGCAACGACATCACAAGCGCACAGCAGTTTGATATGAAAGTGCAACAAACATCACAATTGTAGTTTAAAAGGTATGGAAGTTTACGAATTAGTAATTAAGGACGAAAAGAAAGATGGTGTTTTTGCTGTTTCACTTGTCGAAAAACCTGCGATGGAAGAAAATTTTATCGCACTTTCAAAGGACTTTGTTGAATTAAAAGCGATTGACGAAAAGCGAATTGTTTTAGGTGCGGCGCTTATTCCAAATAAAAAGATTTACCGTAAAGACAAAGACAAAGAGTTTGAAATATTCTTTTCTGAATCAACGGTAAAACGTGCAAGTGAGTTGGTATTTATGCGAGGTCAACATCAGAACGCAACCGAGCAACACGCTGTTAAAGTTGACGGAATGACAATCGTAGAATCGTGGATCATTGAAGATGCCGAAATGGATAAATCTAAATTATACGGTTTTGATTTACCAAAAGGCACGTGGATGATCGCGATGAAAGTTGATAACGATGAAACGTGGAAAAAAGTGAAAGACGGCGAATTAAAAGGTTTCAGTATTGAGGGTTATTTTGCCGAACGTTACGAAATGTCAGCACGTGAAAAAGTAGTACAAATTATAAAATCATATAAATGAAAACAAGTTTAGAAATTATCAACAAAATGACGCTTGATGAAGCTAAAAAAATCGAGTTGAAAAAACAAGAAAGCCAATTAGTGGAATTGGGATTGATTCAAGACATTGAAAAAGATTTAAATACTTGGTTTGGAGCAAGTGATTCTGTAAAGCAAGCATTAACACAATTACGTGCAAAAGTTATAAAAGATAATCAAGAATTAAAACTTGTAGTGCAAGCAATTGATAAAGTTCAAAAAGCGGCGTCTGAATTAGGGGCAGATGTTATTTTTAAACAAGCTCAAGATTTAAGAAAAAAACAAATAGCTATTTCTTCAGGTTTACTTGGTGCATCCGATGCTATTTTAAAAGCAATTGAAAAATTACCATAACCTATGCCAACAAAAACAACATCACCAAAAGGCGGAAAACGTGGTTGCTTATGTAAGGACGGTAAGTACCGCAAAGAATGTTGTGAGGGCGAATTATCGCAACAAGGGATAGGTTCAACGGTAAGCGGAGGAACGCAAATAGTAATCAATCCGAGCCAAAACACAACGGTAATAATTCGCTAAAGTGCAACAGAACAAAAGTGTAATAGTTTAATAAAAAAAAGTCAAATGAATTATAAAGAAATAGTAAAAAAGATTTGTGTTGCTTTGAATATTGAAGTGAAATTAGAGCAAATGAAACTTAACGATGGTGTTACGGTAATCGAAGCGGATAGCTTTGAAGCTAATAACGAAATTTTTGTAGTAACGGAAGATGACCAAAGAATCCCGTTACCCGTTGGTGAATACGTTGTTGAAAACGGAATGCTTTTAATCGTTACTCAAGAAGGTGTAATTGCTGAAATCAAAGAACAAGAAGCATCAGAAGAAAAAGAAGAAGAGGAATTGGAAAAACCACAACCTGAAACGATTGAAAAATCAGCGGTTAAGAAAACCGTTGAATCAATGGTTAAAGAAACGTTCTTTTCAGAATACGAAGATTTGAAAGCTGAAAACGAAGCATTGAAAGTTAAGTTAGCACAAATGGAAGAACCGAAAGCAATTGTTCACAATCCAGAGCCAACGGAAAAAGTAAAGGTAGAAGCACCTAAAAGCACAAGAGATTTAGTAATGAAATTTATAAACCAATAAAATGAGCACAACTTATTTAGCAGTAACCAACGACACAGAACGTCAGTTGGCAAACGTTGAAGCCATTACAGGCGCAACAACTTTGACCGCAGAGGATAGCGGAAAAGTATTAATATTAAAAGCATCAGCAGGAGCGCAAATCACACTTCCAGCAGTAGCAACATCAGCAGGTTTACGATTTAAGTTTATCGTAGGTTTAGCATTTGCAACTACTGATTGGACGATTAAAGCAGCTACAAATGTTATCGAGGGAAGCGTATTAGTTAACGGAGCACACGTTGCAGGAGTTGACGAAAACACAATTTCTTTCGTAGCAAGTGCAGAATCAATCGGAGATTTCGCAGAATTAGTTTGTGACGGTACAAATTGGTACGTGAACGGTTCGGGTGTTTCAGCAGGTTCAATCACTTTAACAGCAGTTTAATTTAAAACATTTTTATAAAATGAGTACAACTACATCAATTACAACTACTTACGCAGGCGAGTTCGCAGGTAAGTACATTGCGGCGGCTTTATTGCCCGCACCAACTTTGGCGAGTAATTTAATTACAATTATGCCAAATGTTAAGTTTAAGTCAGTAATGAAAAGACTTGCAACTGACAAACTTTTATCTAACGCATCTTGCGACTTTAATCCTGCAGGAACGATTACTTTAACTGAAAGAGTAATCCAACCTAAAGAATTACAAGTTAACCGTCAATTGTGTAAAACAACTTTCAGAAATGATTGGGACGCAATCGAAATGGGTTATTCAGCATTTGACGTAATGCCGAAATCATTTACAGACTTCTTATTGGCGCAATACGCTGAAAAAGTTGCTTCAGAAAATGAAGTAAACATTTGGAGAGGTGTTGCATCTAACGACGGAGAGTTTGACGGATTTACTACTTTGTTAGCTTTAGACCCTGCTTTGCCTTCAGCTCAAGAACTTGCATTAGTAGGTGGTGGTTTGACTTCATCTAACGTAATTGCAGAAATCGGAAAAGTTTTAGATGCTACTCCAGTTGCAGTTTCAGCACGTGAGGACTACCATATTTACGTTTCAACAAACGTATTTAGATTGTACGTTCGTGCATTGGGTGGTTTCGCTACTAACATCGGTGCAAACGGTGTTGATGGTAAAGGTTCAATGTGGTTTAACGGAGGTGCAATCCTACCTTTTGAAGGTGTTAAATTAGCACACGCACCTGGTTTACCTGCATCTACAATGATTGCAACAACTAAAGAAAATTTAGTGTTCGGTACTGGTTTAATGAACGATGCACAAGAGGTAAAACTTTTGGATATGGCAGACGTTGACGGTTCACAAAACGTTAGAGTCGTTATGAGAATGACAGCAGGTGTTCAATACGGAATCGTTGAGGACATCGTTACGTACAATGTTACTAACTCTGTAAACTAAGAATTATGAGTTGCGACTTAGCCAACGGAAGATTAGAAGTTTGTAAAGATTCAATTGCAGGATTAGACGCAGCATATTTCATTAACTTCGGGGATTTCAATCCCGAGGTTGATGTTACTTATGATAACACAAATACTGATTTAATCACAGCAATTGCAAACGTTACAGCTTGCTTTAAATACGAGTTAAAAGGAACAAACAGCTACCAAGAAACTATCACAACAGATAGAAACAACGGTACTACTTTCTTTCAACAAGAACTTACTATCACGCTTAAAAAACAAGATGCAACAAGCCAAAAAATAGTTAAATTATTAGCTTACGGCAGACCGCATATTATTGTTAGAGGGCGTGACAATACCTATCGAATTGCAGGACTCAAAAGAGGAATGGATTTAACAGCAGGTACTATCGGAATGGGTACAGAACCAGGGGATTTGAACGGTTATACTTTGACATTTACGGGAATGGAAGCATTACCAGCGAATTTCATTAATTGTTCAACCGAAGCGGGTTTATTAACTGACTTAACTGGATTAACGTCTTTCACAACATCTTAGAATTTTGTTTGATTGTCTCCATAGAAAGAGGGTTGCAGAAATGTAACCCTTTTTTTATGCAACAGTTTTATACTTTTATAGTTTTAATAATATGAATGTTTTACAAGTTAGTACATCAAACCAAATATTGAAATGTGCGCCACGATCCACAACGATAACAAGTATTGTAGTAATCGACCAAGAAGCAGGAACAAGCGCAACGATTAACGCACCCACGATAATTGACTACGGTTATTATATTGGAGTACAAGCGGTGTATTCGTTAAAAGCAGGACGTTTTTATATCGTGCAACTTTACAACCTAACTAACTTTTTAGGTAGTGAGCAGGTTTGGTGTTACAAAGCAGGGTTGCAAACTGACGAACATTTAAGTAATAATGATTTTGTGATGTTATGAATATAGACGTAATAAATTTGGCGCAATACGAAGCACCACAGATAATAGAATCTAAACAAAAAGGTTATGTAACTTTTGGCGAAAACAATAGTTACTTTCAATTTCTTATTGATCGTTATAGAAAGAGCGCAACGAATCAATCTATTATAAACAACGTAACACGTTTAATGTATGGTAAAGGATTAGGAGTAATTGATGCGAGCCGTAAACCAAGCGAATACGCTCAAGTGATGGCTTTGTTTAATAAAGATTGTTTGAGAAAACTTTGCTTTGATTTAAAAACATTAGGTCAATGTGCTATCCAAGTACACTACAACGACAAACACGATAAAATACTAAAAGCATTTCATATTGATATGAATCTTTTAGCGCCTGAAAAATGTGACGATGAAGGGAAAATAAACAATTGGTACTACTCTAATAACTGGAGTGATATTAAGAAATTTCCACCTAAACCATTTGCTACATTTGGAAGCTCAAAAGACAAAGTTGAAATATTAGTCATTAAACCTTATGCAATCGGAATGAAGTATTTTGCTTTGCCTGATTACGTAGCAGGAACGGCGTATGCGTTGTTAGAGGAAGAAGTGAGCGACTACCTTATTAACGAGGTACAGAATGGATTTAGTGGCACTAAGGTTGTAAATTTCAACAACGGACAACCTGATGTTGAAACGCAAAATTTATTACAATCTAAAATTAAAAAGAATCTAACAGGTAGTAAAGGTCAAAGAGTAATCGTTGGATTTAACCTTAACAAAGAAACAGCGACAACGGTTGATGATATTCCTTTGAACGATGCACCAGAACACTATCAATATTTATCTACTGAATGCGAGCGTAAAATTATGGTTTCGCATTCGATAACAAGCGGTTTACTTTTAGGATTAGGAAGTGCAAACGGATTTGGAAGTAATGCAGACGAATTAAAGAATGCTTTTGTATTGTTCGACAATATGGTCATTAGACCGTTACAGCAACTTTTGATTGACGGATTAGAACAAATAACATCTTTTAATGGAAATACGGCTAAATTGTTTTTTAAAACTTTACAACCTTTGGAGTTTACGGATTTAGAAAACGTGCAATCGAGCGAAGATAAACAAGAAGAAACGGGAACGGAATTAAGTTCACAAGTTGACATAAGCGCATTCGGAGAAGAAGTTGGTAAAGATTGGGTTTTGATTGACATTAAAGAGGTTGATTACGAAAACGACGACGAAGAAAACGAAATGCTATCTAAGGACTTAGAGCCTTCACTTTTGAGTAAGGTTTACAACTTCATAAGTACTGGAGATGCACGACCAAACATTACAAGTAAGCAAGATAAAACAATTGACGGTATTAAATTTTTAACCCGTTACGTTTATGCAGGTAAAATTTCTGAAAATAGCAGGGATTTTTGTAAAGCAATGATGAGTTCAGCTAAGGTATATCGAAAAGAAGATATTATTAAAATGGGAACGATGCCCGTTAACAAAGGATGGGGCCCGAAAGGCGCTGATACTTATTCGGTATGGTTGTATAAAGGCGGTGGAGATTGTAACCATAGATGGAATAAAGCAGTTTATGCAACATTTGAAGGTAAAGCAATTGACGTAGAAACAGCACGTAAAATAGCAGGTAAAAAAGCTGAAAAGTTAGGTTACAAAGTTGTTAACGAAAAACTTGTTTCAACACTTCCAAAGGATATGCCGTTTAACGGATTTTTACCAACTAATAAACGCTTTCAATAATGGCAGAAGCACTGATAATAACAAGGGATGATGTGGTAAAATTCACGTCTTTAAACGGTAACGTTGACCCTGACAAGTTTATTCAATATATTAAAATCGCTCAAGATATTCACGTACAAAAGTATTTAGGGACGGATTTACTTGAAAAGATAAAAGCGGATATTATAGCGAATACTTTAGGTGGCAACTATTTGACACTTGTAAACACTTATATTAAACCGATGCTTATTCATTGGGCGATGGTTGAATATTTACCTTATTCAGCTTATACGATAGGAAACAAAGGAGTTTATAAACATAGCGCAGAACAAAGCGAAAATATCGACCGTTTAGAATTATCATTATTGATTGATAAACAAACGCAAACAGCTAACCATTATAGTAGTAGATTTGTAGATTATATGTGCTTTAATCAAGCGTTGTTTCCTGAATATAACAGCAACAGCAACGGCGATATTTATCCGAGTTCAGATACTAACTTTACTAATTGGGTTCTATGAAAAAGCGATCTAAAAAGAACATCGAAAAATTAATGGTTTTCCTTCAGCAAATCGAACAAGAAAAACCAAAGGAAAAGAAATGAGTTACTTCAAAATACTTGACACACTTCGAGCGCAACTACAAGCGACTAACCTAATTGCTACGATTACGGACGGGCAAATTAGTGATATTGATTTGGCTAAACAAACGATTTTCCCGTTAGCGCATATTATCATTAATTCAGCAAGTATAGAGGGTAAAATGCAACGCTTTAACATCACTGTTTTAGCAATGGATATTTTAGACAGTAAGGAAAAATACGACCTTGAACCGTCTATAATGAATGCAATGCTACAAGCGTTAAACCGAGTTCACGACATAATGAAAAGAGGGGATTTAAACCCTGACTATATTATGATGGACGGCGATGCGACCTTAGAACCGTTTACAGATAGATTTGAGAATAAATTGGCAGGGTGGGCGATGACTTTTGATGTTATTATGCCGTCTGATATGACTATTTGCGATACTGGTTTCACGAGCGGTTGCCCAAATGTTACGGTAACGGACGGCGGAAGTTCGGTACAAGTTTTGGCAGGTGGTACATACACTTGTTCGGGTGGCAGTTCAGAAATAACAGTTAGCAACAGCAACGACACGTATTCAGTAACGACAAGCGAAGATTTGACACTACCTAATACAACTTGTAAAATTTACTTAGATGGCGTATTTCAGCAAGATGTAATAATTTCTACCTTAGACCCTAGTAATTCATTAACAATAACACTATTATAAGATGTCAGAATTTCCAATAAATATAAATGCAAGCGCAAAAGAAAATATTTCTAATAAGAAAACAAATTTAACTGATAATTCAGATACGTTTTACCCTACTCAAAAGGCGGTTAAAACAGCAGTTGATGCGAAGTTCAATACACCAACGGGAACAACAGCGCAGTATCTTAGAGGGGATGGTTCGGTTGCTACTTTTCCAACAATTCCAAGTACTACTGGTTTAGTTCCATACACAGGTGCAACTGGAGATGTTGATTTAGGTAACAACGATTTGAACGCAGAGGGAATTAAAATCAAAGGAACGGGCGGAAATGGTCATTTGAACTTAAAGCACCAATCGAGTGGAGCAAGTGCAGGAGGTGGAGAGTCTGTTATTTATGCGGATAATAGCGGAAATCCTAAATGGAAGAACGATGGAAACGCAGTTCAATCTGTTTTATTAAGCGGAACAACAACAGCCGATATAGCAGATAGTACTAACAAACGTTACGTTACAGATGCTAACTTAACTGTTATCGGAAATACAAGCGGAACAAATACAGGTGACGAAACGCAAAGCACAATTTTAACTAAGTTAGGTTGGTTTCAACACAACCGAGTTGCAGAATCGACAACTGTAACGGGAACGACAGCAGAAACAATAATTGAAAATATTACCATTCCAGCTAACACGTTTACAAGTGGTGGTATTTTAAGAAGCTACAACAACAAGTTTAGAAAAGTTGGAACGGCTGGATCTTTGACCGTAAGGTTATACATAGGTCCAAACGCAAATAATTTAAGCGGTGCTACTCAAATCGCTATTGCTTCAATTCCAAATACTAACTTATTCGCTGAAATATTAAGAACATTTACAGCTACAACAACAAGTTTATTAGGGTGGGCAAGCGCAACGAGTTCAACAAGTGATGTGACGGTAACAACTGCAGCAAGAACTGAAACGGCTGTAACGTGGTCAGTAACTCAAAATTTAATTATTACGGTGCAATTAGGTAACGGTGCCGATTCAGTTACCTTAATAGGTGCGTCACTTAAAAACTTTTAGCTATGTATACAATTGTAGATGCCGTTAGCGGTTTGGTTTTATTCGCTAAGTTTGATTCTGAATGTTTGGAAGGACAAACAGCGGTAAATAAAGTTTGCACAATTGAAACTGAAAGCGAAATTTATTATAATTTTGAAACTCAAGAATTTTACATACAATGATTAAAGAGGGTTTAGAATTACTACAAAAATACGGTGCAAAGAATTTATTTTTTATCGCAGCAATCGTTTACCTTTATTTCTCGATTCAGAAAGCAGAAAATAAGATTGAAGTAATTGAAGCTAAACTTTACGATTGTTATGAGGATCAAGTTATGATCCAACGAAGCGCAACTAATACTTATAAAATACCTAAAAGACATGAAGCTATACTACCTGACACGAAAGTTAACATACGACACGCTCGCACCAAAAGGGAAGTTTGAGCAAAAAAGAGTAGCTTCATTTACAGCTTTTTGGGTTGCCGTTGTTTTTGCTTACTTTAAAATTCCCACCGAGGTTGTGTTTGGATTTTTAGGTTATTCAGCAACTGCAATCGGTTTAAATGTTTGGAATAAGAAGATTGATAAAGAATAATACTTACATTTACACTTTCATATTCGTTTTTTATTAAGGTTAGAAAGCCGTTTGTTAATTCAGACGGTTTTTTTTTATCTTTGTTTGTCATTGCAAAAATTGTAGTTGACTTAGCAAATTATCCAATCGCATTGCTTAAAGTTGCGTAGCCTACTCACGAAGTAGGTTTTTTTATGCCTAATTTTCAGCAAGTTAAAAAATAATTGTAAAATAATATTACATAATTTGTGTAATAATACATAATTAATGTATATTTGTATAAAATTAAACGATATGAAAAAAGACGAAATTTATTTAAAGATTGATAGTTTAGAAACACAAGAACAAATATTAACATTGCTATTTAATAGTGGAGAATCTTTTTTAGCTTTTAGCGATGTTTTACAAAAAGGGTTTGCTGGACTTATTGGATTTTCAAATCATAATAAAGTATGGTGTGAATTTTACACAGATTATAACTTGAAACAAATAACAGTAAATGAATTAGAAACAATTTTAACTAATAAATAATGGACTACAAAGATTTAAGAAAAGAGTTAATGAGTTGGTTGCCTACACAAGGCATTTACACGTTGACTGAAGCTACAAGAATAGCAAACGTAAACTATAATGCAGTTTACAATCAATTGAATGATAGGAGTGAAATAAAACTATCAACAATTAACGAATTAGTGCAAAACCTAAATGAGAAATTTTGCATTAAAGTAATTGAAGATAAACCTATAATTGTAAGGAGATGAAAACAGCAGTAGAATGGTTAATTGAGAAATTGAAAGGCAGAAGTGTAGACTTAGAAATGCCTTGGAATATTGATTTAGTAGAACAAGCCAAAGAAATGGAAAAGCAACAACACGAACAAACGTTTAACGAAAGCCGTTTAACACATCCAATGATAGGATTCAAACACGAAACATTTAAAGACTATTGGAATGAAACCAATCCTTAAAACCCTAATAATATTCGCAGTCTTATACGTGCTATGTTGTGCATTCTATGCTACGAATGAAATTTTTAAACTAATACAAAACCAATGAAAAAAGAAAACATTTACGTTGAAATTACCAACGAAACAGAAAGATTAAGAGCGATTGAAATATTGCAGAATGCTGGGGAGGAGATTTGGGAAAATAGTTGTGCAATGAAGTTATTAGCAAACTATAAATATTTATTATTAGCTTGTAATGGTTGGTATATTTCTAATAATCTTCTTGGTAGATTAGAAATCACCCTCGACGAACTCGAAGCATTGTTAAACCCTAAAAAATCGAATGTTGAAATTGGTTTACTTGAATGTTTGAAGCAAGTACAACAACACCTAATCAACGACTACCCGAAAGGAACGGAGATTAAGATTAGCAAGGATAAAATCGAGATTTACCACTCATAACCACAATAAGCCGTTCGTCATAATAACGGAAATCGGACGGCTTTGAACTTTAATTTAGCGATATGAAAAACGAATTTAAACAAAAGTATTTTACCAATAACTTCTATTGGGTAAATCAAGAAAATTACAAGCTATTGCAAGAAATAGCTATTTCAGTAGGTTGTTTGTGCCACACTAAAAAAGCTGAAATAATTGAATGGCACAAAGGTTTTAAAAACTTAGGCTTTAGAACCTACGAAAGAAACAACAATGTGACGGTATTTCAAAAAGAGCCATTTTTAATGGAAAACGAAAAGGCTACTGATTTTAAAGAAATGCTTACTGATTTCAATAATTTAGCGATATGAAACTAAGAGATAAATTTATGACCGTTTGCGGAGGGTGCGACGGTACAGGCGAATACGAAGAACCGATTGGAGGTTTTGAAAATTCAGTAACTTACAAGTTAACGGAATGCGATTGCGAGAATGGTAAAGAGTTTGATTGGGATAAGTTGTATAAGGAAATCGAATCAACAAAAGAATCAATTGAATCTTTGAATGTCAATCTAATTGCTTTAAATTCTTTAATGCGTGAAAACTTAGACGTAAACAATAACCACGTTTTAAACGCATTTAGACAGCTTGTGAAGTACGAAAAAGAGATTGAAAGAATGGAGTTGTATTTAGCAGAATTGGAGGAGTTATGACAACAGCAACCATAAACATAACATTCGAGGGAAATAACACTTATTTATTTCACGTCGTTGGATTAGCGGTTGAACAACTCAAAGAGGGTGTTCAAAAGGGCAAAGTACACCGAAACGGAATAACAGCAGAATTTGAACAGCAAATAATAGTCGATTATGAAAAACTTGATATTCGACACGAAAACGGAAATATTATCATTAAATCTAAGGTATGAAACAAGGTAGCGAATGGTTCAAACTCCTAAGCGAGAAAGAACAACAAGAATTTAAAGAGAATTGTATTGATTTTGAGTTGATAATGAAAACTATTTGTGATTTCAGTATGTTTATAGAAATGGCTTTTGCGTGGAACACAACACCACAAGGTGCTAATTATTGGTGTGAAATTTCAGAACGTCAACTATGAAACACCTACTAAAAACCGAAAACAACGGCAAAGCTAACTATCAGATAGTTGAGCATGACCACCAATTGCCAAAAAACACAAAGTATTTTATCCCTTACCGTCCTTGCATTTACAAAGGAGTTGAATGTCCGATAATTACAGAACATTTAAACTATTATGTAATATTGTTTGAGGGAAATGAGATTAAGGTAACAAGTAATGAAATAACCGTTTATAATTGATATTAACCACTCATCACAATAGCGGAAATTCAAAGGAATGATTGAGTAGATTTGAAGATAAAATTAAACAAGGCACCTAGGAAATGCCAACCCCTCCGAGTAGAATCGGCAACTATTCCGAGGGGTTTTTTAAAACTTACGGTGCAAGTTGAATTAATAGGATTGATTTAAAACCGTAGAAGTGGTGGCGGAATGGTAGACGCTATAATTAGATGTACTATATGTGTCTACTCATGCATATAGTAGCAACGTCTTCTAATTATACTTACAGGTTCGAATCCTGTCCACTTCACGAATTTATAAATAACCCCCGAAGCCTGATTTATCACGAATTGAGGGGGTTTAACAACGTAACTAATAAACAAATATAATATGAACACTTACACAATCACTATCGGCTCATTAGCCTTAATCGGAACGGGGTTTTCGATTCTGTTAACTTTGAAGTACATCACTTTGAAAGCGTACTACAAGCGTAAATGTGAACGCCACGACCAATTAAACGAACAACTCGCAACGGCAAATGATATGCTGAAAGATTTGTTTGCAGAGGACAAAAGAAAGAATGCTAAATTGTTAGCTAAAAATCAAGAAATTCAACAACTTAAAGAACAAGCAAAATGACAGCAGTAGAATGGTTAATTGATAAACTACTTAAAGGCGAATTTATCAACGATACAGAAAGCTTGATTGAACAAGCTAAAGAAATGGAGAAAGAACAGATAATAAATGCTTATCACAAAGGGTATAGTGACGCTATACAATCAGAACCAAAACAATATGACCCTGAACAATACTACAACGAAACTTTTAAACCTGAATAAAATGAACGAAAGACACCTAAAAGAAACTATCCAGCGACAAGCGGATACAATCAAAGAGTTAGAAGCGGATTACAACGACGAATTTGTTAAAGGGCAAATGAAATCGAAAGAGATTGAAAAGCTAAACAAAATCCTTTACTACTTCGATACTAAGCTGAAAAACAACGCTGAATATCAACAATTGAAAAGCGATTTAATAGGAGGTAAAGAAGAACAAATTAACTTTGAAGTATGAAACCAAACTACCTAAAAATTAGCGCATTCTTACTGGGTGCGCTTTACATCGTGGGAATGTTATATGTTCTTTACGGATGCAAATACCCTCAAACTATCTATAAAACCGAATACAAAACCATTAAAGACACGTTAATTGTAAACGGTGACACTATCATTCGGAATATTGAAGTAAAACAGGATTGTCCTGAATGCGAAGAAAAAACACGATTAGAGACACGTTTAGAGTATCGGTTAGATAAACGTAGGTTGAATGCGTTAAAGTCGATGTATGAGGATTCTTTGAACACGTTACGAAAAATGAATGAATCTAATAACGACAGAATTAAGTACGTAACCAAATGGAAAACGAAAGAAGTTGTAAAAGTGGCTGAAACTGAAAACTCCGATTGGTGGAAATTTTGGTTAGGTTGTGCCGTTGCGTTTGGAATTAGTTTATTAATCAAATTATTTATATTTAAGAGATAATGTGTGAATGTACTTTTTGCAAAAACTATAAGAAATATAAATGGGCGGTTGTCATGAATTGTAAATGTGGTTGTCATGATAGCGACGGAATGACTGGACATGATGGTTTGTGTTGTGAGTTTCCAAACGGATTAAGAAAAAACAACCCATATAAAAACTTAAAATCTATCGATTATTATAAAAATATAATCAAAGAATTTAGTTAAAATGAACCTCCGCAACCTACTATACGAATTATTAATATCTTTGATTTTAACTTACATTATTTACTTAATATTTTTGAAATGCTAAACACTAAACAGACCATTGCAAAATACGGACAACCAAATGAAAGCGGAACGTATTTAACTACAATCGAATTACCTTACCCTATGCGTATTGCTTGGGACACGAAAACAAGTGTTAATAAAATTCGATGCCACAAGCTAATTGCAGAACGATTGAAAGCGGTATTTACTGAAATCTTACAAGTTTACGGATTACCAAAAATTCAAGAATTAGGTATTGATTTATTTGGGGGTTGCTTTAACTTTCGTAAAATGCGAGGAGGTAACGATTGGAGTAAACATTCTTGGGGAATAGCTATTGATTTAGATCCAGCAAGAAATCAATTAAAAGAAACTTCTAAAACAGCACGATTTGCACGACCTGAATATGATCAAATGATTGATATTTTCTACAAACATGGATTTATCAGTTTAGGACGTGAGAAAAATTACGACTGGATGCACTTCGAGAGTTTATAAATTCGAGTTGAAAGCCTGAATTTTGACCGCTTAGAAATAGGCGGTTTTTTTTTGTATCTTTGCATTAACAGTACCTGTTACGGTTCTCGTTGGAACACCGCACCCGAATAGGTCATTTTACGTAAAGGAAAGCCGAAAGGTATAACTTATGACGAACCCCCTTGTAAGACTATTGACGAATAGAAACTGCAAGGGTTTTTTAATCATCTAACTTTGTTTTGTGAGCTGTAAAGGTTTTGACCGTTGAACCCGAATCAACGGTTTTTTTATGCCCTAAAATTTATTTTCAATTATTTTTAATAAAAAGTACCTTTAATTAAATAATAGTACTTATATTTGTGGACACTTTAAAAGAAACGAAAAATGAATACTTACATTAAATACTGCCCAAATGTTTTTGTTGCTAAATCAACTGAAAGACATTCTAAAGGTGACATTATTGAAGTGACAACAAAATACGGACAAATCCACGAATGTGAAGTTTGGAATTGCGTAGGTCAATCAAAAGACGGTGCATTTTATTATTCAATTACTAGATGTGACGGATTTAACGCACAAGAACGTGCAAAACGTAAAGCTGACAAATTGGTAAATGCTTCATTAAATGCAGAAAAGAAATCAACAGAACAATGGAAAGCATCACACGAAGGACGTGATTTTTTAGCATTAGGAGAACCTATAAAAGTAGGACATCACAGCGAAAAAAGACACCGTGCATTGTTTGAACGTAACGACAACAGAATGAGAAAATCGGTTGAGTTTTCTGAAATTGCTAAAAATTATGAGCAACGTGCCGAATATTGGAAAGCCAAAGAAAATGAGATAAATCTTTCAATGCCTGAATCAGTTGATTTTTATGAGTATAAACTCGAAGAGGCTAAAATGAAACACGAAGGATTGAAAAACGGAACTATCCAAAAAGAACATTCCTTTTCTCTTACATACGCAAAAAAAGCAGTTAATGAAATGGAAGATAAATTTAAAACAGCTCAAAAATTATGGAAATAAACAACCCCCGAAATGCAGGAAGAAAGCCAGTACCTGACGGAGTGCTAGTCAAGACGACAGTACCAAAAAACAAGGTAAAGAAGCTTAAAGATTACTCCAAAACACTTATTAAAGAATATCACGATGAAACTAGACCCACGACTACAATTCCTTAAAGACCCGATTGTTATCATTACAATTGCTATAATAATACTAATCACAGCTATTTCGCACCCTGAATTAGTTGCTCAATACTTGAAGAAATGACACAAGAACAGAAACTTTTAGCAGTCGTTGGAATATTGCCTGTTATAGCCGACTTGATGGAAGATATACCACTTTTCAGAATGGCAAAAGTACGTGGTAACAAGTTCATTGAAGAAGTCCGCAAAGTTGATAATATAATTATCGCAGACGCAGAACTCGAAGCGCAATCGCAACAAGTGAACATTCAACGAGCGTTTAGACAATGGTTGAACACTGAATTTGTAGCGGAATGATAACTTTCGCAAGTAAGAGAATAAAAGAATGCTTGGCTTTGCTTCGTCCGTTGTGGCTCTCTTGGGTTCGATTCCCACTTGCGAACTAACTTTTAAATAAACAATATGATAAACCAAAAATTTAAAAACACAACCCGTAACCAAATCGTACAAGTTACGAAACGAGGTTACAACGTACATAAGAAAGAAGATACCGAGGTAACAGACGGAGTCAAAGTGCAATACACCGTTATTCAATCCACAAGCGATAATCCACTAAAAGAGTTCGTTTGTACGGAGGAGAGGTTTAATCGATTATACGAAACAATTTAAATTCAAATAAGTATGCAAGTAAAAGGAAAAGTAATAGTAGTTAATCCGACTACTACAATTAGTGAAAAGTTTTCACTTAGAAAATTCGTTGTTGAAACTGACGATTCACAATATCCACAACCAATTGAAATGCAAGTAACACAAGATAAGTGTTCTTTGTTGGATAATATCCGAGTAGGTTCAATCGTTGAAGTTTCGATAAATATTAGGGGAAAATCCTGGACTAACCCTCAAGGCGAAACTAAGTATTTCAACACCTTAGAAGCGTGGAAGATTGATGTGTTGGGAAATGCACCAATTCAAGAAGTTGACCCACTAGATGAGCTATTCGGTAAGCAATAACCACTAATCACATCCTACAACCGTTCATCACATAACCACGTTTTGAACGGTTCTTTAAAAGTAAATTAGCAAAAAAAAAAAAAACAAATATGGAAACAAAAAACATTTATCAGAAATTACACGAGGCAAAACTCGAAATTGGAAAAGTAGCAAAGAATGCTAAAAACCCACACTTTAAAAACACGTATGCGGATTTAAACGCATTAATTGA